CTTATGTCTGATCTGCCCACTACAGCAGCAAAGAGCTTCACTGATCCTAACTACAGAATGGCCACACTTATTGGCCGCACTGGTGACGGTAATGTCAGGGTAGAAGATGGACGTATCATAGTGGAGGACGTGTATGATTTCAACACAGGTCCACGTGCTGAGAAGCTGTCACAGGCCCTCGTCCTTAAGGAGACTGGGGATATGGAGGGCTATGAGCGTCTTGCTGAAGAGGCTATGGGCGACCTTCCCTACTTTGGACAGATGCGTGTGTGGGCTGGTGCACTTGGTGTTCCACAAGGTGAGGGCACACGATTCAAATTAGACTTGGGCCCAGCGCCTGAAGGTATCGGAGACAATGAATGATACAAGCACTTCTAAAGGCCCTCCAGTCCATTCTGTTAGGGTTGTCTACCAAAGCAAAGGGAGGGGCCTCACAGGGCCTCTCTGGGGCTCCTACGGGCGTTAGAGACGTAGAGTTGATTAAGGAAGCTGAGGGCCTGCGCCTAGAGGCTTATCTACCTACCCCAAATGATGTCTGGACTATTGGCTACGGCCACACAAAGACTGCCAAGCCGGGGATGAAGATTACACATGCAGGTGCTGAGGCTCTGTTGTTGCATGATCTTGCATGGGTAGAGACTGCGATCGACACGTATGTCCAAGTCCCCCTAAACCAGAACCAGTATGATGCTCTCGCATCCTTCATCTACAATGTAGGTGCTACAGCCTTCCGTAAGTCTACTCTGCTGCGGTTGCTTAATGCTGGAGACTACGATGGGGCGGCTGACCAGTTTCCCCGTTGGAACAAGCAGAAGGGTAAAGTCTTGAACGGACTTACCAAGAGACGCCAAAAAGAAAAAACTTTATTCAAGAAGTGAGACTACCAAATGGACAGTGATGACATCAAGGCGCAGATAGTGGCCCTAAAGGAGAGACTCGCGTTTCTTGAGCAGGAGCAGCACAGGATCGATATTCAGTTGGTGGAGATCAAGTCTGACTTGCACTACATCAAATCCGGTCAGGACAGTCTCAACAGCAACCTCTCAAAGTTCTTGTGGATTGTTGGTGGTGGTTTCCTAGCTGCTATTGTTAGCTGGGTTACAAGAGGAGGCTTATTGTGAGAACTACAACCAATACCCAAAAGGTGGTGTTTTTTGTGGTAGGGTTTGCGGTCGCCCTCTCTGCCATGAACGTAGCTTACACATTCAGTAATCCACAAGAGGAGCAGCAGATATGCCTTCAGTAGTAATCGACATGATTACAGTAGCCCTAGCTTTGTATGCAACAGGGCTGTCAGCTAAGCGGTATAACTCGCTCTCCTGCCTACTGCCACTATCCATTTGCATTACCTATCTGGTAGCCCAAAGTGGGTGGACCACTTCCTTCCTTACTGGGAATCTGTGGGGAGCAGACTACAACAACTACATCTGGTTCATATTCAACACAATGGTGTTCATCTACATCATCAAAAAGGCAAACTAAATGGACAATGAAACAAAGAATATCCTAGCAAGTAAGACCTTCTGGGTAAACGTAATCACCATCGTGGTAGTTATTCTAAACCGCAACACGAAGGTTGTGGACCCACTACTAATTGAACCACTGGCTGTAGTTATCCTGCCATTCATAAACATCGGCCTTCGGGCTGTAACTAAAGAAGCGGTAAGGCTGAAGGGAAAATGATGTGGCTGATAGGATTTGTTGGGTCAAAGGTGGGACGCCTTGTGGTTGGTGTCTTGGGTGTCTTGGGTTCGATCCTGTTAGTCTTCAAGGCTGGCCAAAAGGACCAGAAGCAGAAGCAAGAGATCAAGGACTTAGAGTCCTACAAGGAAACTAGGGAGGCGATTGATGAAGTACCTGTTAGCACTGATGTTGATACTGCCCTTAAGCGGTTGTCTAAGCGTAAAGGGGTCCGATTTTGATGCTCTGTGTAGTATCCCCCCACCAACGGTAAGTCGTAGTGACACCGATCAGACAATCATAGAAGTAGATAACTTCAGGGCTAGGTGGGAGGCTGCATGTAATGCCAGTTAGAAAAGTAAAGGGCGGCTACAAGTGGGGGGACAAGGGCAAGGTCTACCCCTCCAAGGAGCAAGCACTGAAACAGGGGCGGGCTATTCAGGCCTCGAAGAAAAAGAGGAAGAAGTAATGCCAGCCAAGAAACGTGACTACAAAAAAGAATATGCCAACTACCAAGGTAAGCCAGAGCAGAAGAAGAAGCGGGCCTCCCGTAATGCTGCACGGGCCAAGATGGTAAAGGCTGGTAAGGCTAAGAAGGGCGACGGCAAGGACGTAGCTCATAAGAATGGCAACCCTAAGGACAACAGGTCCAGCAACCTAACTACCCAATCAAAGAGCAAGAACCGCTCGTATGCCCGTACTAAGAGTGCTGGTAAGAAAAACCCCAAAGACTAAACAAAAAAAAGCCTCAGAGCTCCAAGGATTTCTCCAAGGAACTCTGAGGCTTTTTTCGTTTAATAGGTCTCGATGATCTCGTCAATCACCCCGTGCTTCAGGCACTCCTCTGGAGACAACCACACGTCAGTGGCGGAGAGTAGGTGCTTGCGGATGTAGGTCTCTGACTTCTTAGTGCACTTCTTGTAGTGGTCTACCATCCTTGCAGAAGAAAACTCGAACTCCTTTACTTTGGCATAGAGTTCATGTTCTTTCCCTGAGGAGCCCCAACTAAACTGGTGGCTCATCACTGAGGTGTTGTGGGTAATACGTCGGTGTCCCTTGTCCCCTGCCATAAGCGTAAGGATACCACAGGAAGCTACCAACCCTTGGCCCACAGTGTGGATGGGGATGTCTGAGGTCTTCATAATGTCAATAAGGTGGAAAGCAGAGTGGACAGAACCCCCAGGGCTATTGATAATGAGAGTGATCGCCTCTGGCTGTATCTCCTCTTCCATCATGTTGTATTCCATAATCTGAGCTACCAGAGGCATGATGTTCTCTTGGTCGAACTTATCGACTAGCATCAGGATACCATTCTCGCGCATGTATGACCCAGGAGCCTTCATCACTGGCTTTGCTTTCTCGATGACTTTCTTTTGCTTCTTCTTAGGCATTCTTGATTTCCTTTTCAAATTCATTTAAGTTGGCGTACTCGCCATGGTACTCTAGGTAGGCCTTATTGATAGCTCTTGCTGCAGCTTCCTCAGTAGAGTATGTACCGAAGTACATCTGCTTACCACCAAACGCCATCTTTGCGAACCACTTGTTTTCATCCCAACCAGCCTTGTAGACCCCCTTGTACTTGGAACTACCACCAGCTTGCCTAGAGTTGTGGCTGTTCTGTGCCGCAGTCGCAAGTCTGAGGTTCTCTATCCTGTTGTCTAGCTTGTCTCGGTTAATGTGGTCAATACGCATACCATATGGCACTGGCCCGTGGTGTAACTCCCAGACGATTTTGTGGATGAAGATGGCTGTGGACCCCTTGTACCCCACTCTCATGTAGTCCTTACCCATTGAGCCTGCTGAATCACCAGCCCTAACCTTACGACTAGGGCTGACTTTCCAGAAGAGCTTTCCGTCTTCGTATCTAAATAGCTCACTGTACTCCATATTCTACCTCATTATCTGCTCTTCATACTCCCTCAAGCGCTTATAGACGGAGAGTAGTTCGATGATTGTGGACCACGACTTGAACAGATACATCATGGAACCTTCCACACGCCCAAAGGCACGAAGGATTTGCTGCATGACGCCAAGAGTAATGGCTCCACTTACGATAGCAGGTGCTAGGATCACGTAGCCTACCAGAACATTGGCTTGTAGACAGGCCAGTCGAGCTACGTTAAACACTGCATACCTTGCGTAGTTTACATAGTGAACCTTCCGCACATCTTCAAACACCTCATTGAGTGTCTTGGGTCGTACATTACCATCGTCCTCAGCGATAACCAGAACCTTTCGGTAGGCTGCTTCCTTGGCTTGGATGTCGTACTCGATATTAACCAGTCGTAGTAGTTTACCAACAACAAGCAGGACAACTGTGATACCGACCGACCAGATGATGGCCGAAGCTACCAGACCGTAT